CACAAGGGCAACAGGTACAGACACCTACAGTTCAAACACCCACTGTGCAGACACCTACAGTTAATACACCAACAACATCTACAACAACACCTAGAACATTTAAAGATACAATGGCTGGAACAGAGTTTGGTCAGTTGCCTGTAGCAGAACAAAGACAGTATAAAAATATAGAAACAGGTGAAACAAAATCTTTTACATTTGTAAATGGCAAAGAAGTGTATCCAATACCTGCAGGTTTTGTGCCTATTGAAAAAGCAGGAGTTGAAGCACCTAATGTTGTAAAAGATGTTCTTGTTCCAACTACACAAGTTACAAAAGAAGATAAAGATAGACCCTCTGTATCACAGGTAGCAGGTACAGGTAGCTTTAGTTTAGGTAATTTAAATCTAGGTTCACTTGCAGGTGGAGCATTAGGAACTATGTTCTTAGGTCCTTTAGGTGGTATAATTGGTAGTAGGATAGGTGGACAGCTAGGTCAACAAGATGAAGTTAAACCATTAACAGGTGATTTAGGCTATGGTAATTTATCTGCTGCAAAACAGGCTATGGGTAGTTATAAAATCCTTGGTGATGCAACAGCTACAGGAAGAGTAGGAACAGGTGTTGGTGATACAGATGTAAACACAAGAGGTATATTTAATAATAGTTTTTCTGTAGCAACAGACATATCAGACTTACACAAGTATGGTGGAGCAATGCGTGATGCTAATGGACATACTGTATACAGAACAATTAATGAACAGGTTAAGTCACTCAAAGCTGCAGCTAAAACAGGGTGGTTTGGTGGACCTTTGAGTCCTATGGAATATCATGGGTTGACAAGTGATAACAAAATGAAGTATAATAACTATGCAACAGAAGCAGGTTTTACTGAACAAAATTATGGCACAGGTAAAGGACTAGAATTATATAATGAGTTTGCTAGTGATTTATCTAAATATAATATAAGTGGTACAAATCAAGCACCCCCTGTACGAGAGGGTGATGGTTATCTAGTATCAAATGGAAAAGCATATAAAGGTAAATATGTTGTAAATAATACAACAAAAGATTTGCAGTTTGAAAAAGAAGGTGGTGGAACTATTATATCTTCAGGTGGGTCAGGCTTAGTTGGAGATTTAACAGGTTCAGGACAAAAAACTAAAATAGTTAATGTTCAAAAGGATGAACCTGAACCTAATTTAGAAGCAGAGTATAGAAAACAACAACAAGAAAAAGCAAAGGCTGATGCTATGGCTGCATCTATTAGAAAAAAAGCAGAAGATATGGCAGAAGCAGATAGAAGAAAAGCTGAAGCAGAAGCTAACAGAGCAAAAGCAAGAGAGGAAGCAATAGCAGCAAAAGCAGAACAAAGAGATAGGGCTATAAAAGAAAGTAAAGACCCTTTTGTATCAGGAACAGGTATGAGAAGAGCAAAGGGTGGTCTAATGACTAAACCTATCATAAAGAATATGAAGCGTGGTGGATTGGCTTCAAGATAACAATTCACATAGATGGCTACTTATCCCCCAACTAATTGGCTACGATAACCCCAAAGGAGAAAACGATGGCAGAAGCTATGGTAAAGGAAGCAACACCTAAAAAAGTTGCATTTATGACTAAACCTAAAAATATAGAAGATAGAATTAAGAAGGATGAAGAAGAACTAAAAGAACTTCTTGATGATAAAAAAGAAGAGGACAAGAAAGAAGAAGAAAAAAAGGTTGAAGAAAAAGAACCTGATAGTCCTGAAGAAAAAACTTTTAAAAAAAGGTATGGTGATTTAAGAAGACATACTCAACAAAAAGAAAAAGATTTTCAAAGTCAGATAGATGAATTAAGAAAACAACTATCTGATGCAACAAAAAAAGAAATGAAGTTGCCTAAGTCTGATGAAGATATAGAACAATGGGCAAAAGATTATCCTGATGTTGCAGCGATTGTAGAAACGATTGCTATGAAAAAAGCATCAGAACAAGCTAAGATACTTGAAGAAAGAATAAAATCTATAGATGAGTTAGGTGCAACTGCTGCAAAAGAAAAAGCAGAAGCAGAGTTATTAAACATACACCCTGATTTTGTAGATATTAGAGAAAGTGATGATTTTCATAATTGGGCAGAAGTACAGCCTAAATGGGTACAAAATGCTTTATATGAAAACGATACAGATGCCCTCTCTGCAGCTAGAGCAATAGACTTGTATAAAAATGATAAGAATATCAATAAAGAAGACAAACCAAATAATACAAGTAAAGAAGCTGCAAAGGCTGTAAAGACTAAATCAAGTACATCAGAACCACAGACAAGCGATAGTAAGTCTTATATAAAAGAGTCTGATGTGCAGAAGATGTCACCTGAACAGTATGAAAAGAAGGCAGACGAGATAATGGAGTCTATTAGAAGTGGTAAGTTTATATACGACTTATCAGGTTCTGCTAGATAAAATTAAAATAAATAGTTGACAAACAATGATTTGTGTGTATAACTATTAGTGTAAAGTTGTAAATAATCCCTGTATAGTAATATACAGCAACATTATGTACAGCTAATTTAGCAAATAACAAGAATATTAGACCTACTCTGTCGAGTAAAAGCCCAATTATACCACGTACAAGTATGATTGCACCTTTGAAAAATAGACCCCTGAATAAACTAGATATTTTGCATTTGTTTGTAGTATAATTAAGGAGAAATACTATGGCGTTTAAAACAGCTGCTGGTTATGGTAATCTACCTAACGGTAATTTCTCACCTGTTATATATTCGAAACAAGTCCAACTTGCATTCAGAAAGAGTTCTGTTGTAGAAAGCATTACTAATTCTGATTACTTTGGTGAAATTTCTAATATGGGTGATACCGTTAAGATTATTAAAGAACCAGAAATCACAGTTAAGGAATATGCTCGTGGTACAATGATTCAACCACAAGACCTTGACGATGAAGACTTCAGCTTAATCGTTGACCAAGCAAACTATTTTGCTTTTAAAATTGACGATATAGAAGAAGCACACAGTCACGTAAACTTCTCTCAACTCGCAAGTGACAGAGCAGGTTACAGACTTAAAGACCAGTATGACCAAGAAGTTCTTGGTTATCTATCAGGTTTCAAGCAAGCATCAATCAATGCCGTTGCTGGAACTGCTAATGATGTCGTTAATGGCACAAAGGCAGTATCAACAGCAGGTTCTGATGAATTGCTAACAAGCATGAAACTTAGAAAAGATAGTTTTGGTAACATCACCACATCAAGTGCTGGTGACCATTCTATCCCACTCGCACCACGTATGCCGGGTGCTACTGCACAAGCAACTGCTACTGCTACACCATTGCAAGTTATTGCAAGAATGGGCAGACTGTTAGATACACAATTTGTAGATACAGATGGTAGATGGCTTGTGTTACATCCAACTTTCGTTGAAGTTCTAAAAGATGAAGACTCAAGACTTCTGAATGCAGACTTCGGTGAATCAGGTGGATTAAGAGCAGGACTATCTATTGGCAGAATACATGGTTTTGACGTATATATGTCAAACAACCTACCTGCCGTTGGAACAGGTCCGGGAACTTCAGGTTCAGCAAACCAAAATTCTAATTTTGGACTTATTGTTGCAGGACATAGTTCTTCAGTAGCTACTGCTGAACAAATCAACAAAACAGAGACTTACAGAGACCCTGATAGTTTTGCTGATATTATTCGTGGTATGCATTTGTATGGCAGAAAGATACTTCGACCTGAAGCTATCGTGACTGCTAAATACAACGTAGCGTAAGGGAGGATAGACTATGGCAACATATGATTTAACATCATCCGATACCACAGGGGTATCCTCAAATTCTATCGCAGCGTTACCTTCAGTGAAAAATACTAATGTTATGAGAAATGTCGAAGCGTACTTAGACATTGATAAACTCGTAGCTGCAGGTGGTTCTTTTGCAGATGGAGACATCTTTCAGGTGCTCGAAATTCCTGCAAATCATTTAATCCTAAATGCAGGTGCAGAGGTTATGGCAGCTTTTACTTCAAGTTGTACTCTAGACATGGATTTCGCTGCTGGCGATGACATCATTGATGGTGCTGACATTACATCTGCAGGTTTTTGTGCCGCAGGTAGTAATGGTCAGACTAACACTGTTGTAGGAAGTGCAGCTTCAACTTACACACAATTTATCACAGCGACTGATACTATTGATTGTAAGATTGCAGGTGCAGCACCAGCAACAGGCAGATTAAGAGTATATGCAACAGTTATTGACCTTTCAGGTCATGGCTTAGACGATGCTCCTGTCGATGTTGATAGAGACCAATTAGCTTAATTAGCTAGATATAGGGTGGCAGGGAAACTTGCCATCCTTTTAACACGAGTTTATTATGGCAGAAACATTCCTTACACATACAAATAGAGTTATAGCACGATTAAATGAAGTAGCATTAACTTCATCTAACTTTAGTTCTTCACGAGGTATACAGACACAATGTAAGAATGCTGTTAATGAAGCCATAAGATATATTAATCAAAAAGAATTTCAATATCCTTTTAATCATACAACAAAAACACAAACACTTACAGCAGGAACATTTAAGTATAGCATTCCAACAGATGCTAAAACTGTAGATTATAACACGTTTAGATTAGTTAAGGATAGTGATTTAGGTTCAGGTGGTGGTAGATTATCTATATTAAACTACAACGATTATGTAAATTCTTATATCACGCAAGAAGACGAAATAGATACTACAACTTTAAGCCAATCACACACAGATTCAGTTACTACCATTACAGTAGCTAGTACATCAGGATTTGATAGTGCAGGAACATTACATATTGGTAATGAACAGATAACTTACACAGCCATTGGTAGTTCAACAACCTTTACAGGTGCTACACGAGGTGCTAACTCAACCACAGCATCTGCACACGATAGTGGAGTTCAGGTAGCACAGTTTGATAAAGGTGGTATGCCACAATATGTAATTAGAACTCCTGATAATAATTATATTCTTTTCCCATATCCTGATAAATCTCTTTCTATTAAATATGACTACTTTACATTTCCTAGTGACATGTCAGCACATAGTGATACTACATCTATACCTGATAGATTTGCACCTATTATAGCAGACGGTGCTACAGCTTTTGTATATCAGTATAGAGGTGAAACACAACAATATCAACTTAATATGCAAAGATTTGAACAAGGTATAAAAAATATGCAGACCTTACTTGTTAATAGATTTGAGTATATTAGGTCTACTTATATACCAAAAACATCCTATTCGAGTACAGCTAATATACCTTTAAGGACATTTTAAATGCCTGACCAATCGCAAACATCACCTTCAGCATTTGTGTGCGAGGGTGGCTTAATTAAAAGTCGTTCAACTTTTATTATGCAACCGGGACAAGCATTAGAGTTACTAAACTTTGAACCTGATATTGAAGGTGGCTATAGAAGAATAAACGGCTTTAGAAAACATTGCAATCATATTGTACCTCAAACATCATCTAGTTCTGA